AGGAAACTTCATCTCATATGCAGTTAGATCAGGCTCTTGTGACATTAAGTAAGGAGAGTTTGACACAATTTCTTTTAGTTTCTGAAATACAGTATCCTTTGCTTGATCTCTAGAGTTAGCAACGTTAAGGGTAGTAATTTCAGTGTTGGGGGCAAGATCATAGTGCTCTTGAGGATCTTTCATCATTAATAATTTAAAGATCTCAGTCAAACTAATTAGAGCTGCAGTTGCTGTTTTGCCACTCCTCATACCAGCAACAAAGACCATTTCATTGTATTTCCTTCTATTATCTTCATAAGTAAAGAAATCTGTCATAATTTTCTTCTTTGCAGGCCATAAAGGGAAATTACCTAAAGCTGGATGTTCCCAAAAATATGAAGGATCTGACATTGCTCGTAATTGAATTAATAACTTATTTCCTGGTGTTTGATCTTCCCACAGTGAAATATCACATGTAGAATCTAGATATTCTTTCAAGGATTCAAAAGTGGTGCTAAAGTTTTAGTAAACTTAATTTTACATTGAGGACATGCATCCTGTAGAATTTGTTCAACAACTGTATTATATTCTATATTGAGATTATTTACATGTACATGTTGAGATGTATTGAACTCACCTTGTAGTTTTGCTAAAATCTCTACTGTCTTACGAAGCTCTCCTGCTAAGCTAACATATGCTTTAATCATAGATGGATCTGACTCTGCATTGATAGAATGGTCTAATGCTTCCATCTTATCCCTCATAGTCTCTATATTCTGAATTAATTCCTCTACTTTATCTACAACCTCTGCTGCAAGTAGTTCTGCATTCTTTGAATAGATTAGAGCAGCTTCTGTCTTTAAATGATGTTGTATGTGATTATAGAATTTAGTTTTACTTACTGCAAATGAGATGAAGTTTCCTAAACATGTACGAGCTAAAGCATTAGGTAGTGCTATTGGTTCTGCAGTAGGTAGAACTGCAAAATGTTTTGTTGCAGATGAAATTGCAGACTATGATGATCCAGATGAAACTTATCAGAAACTATCAAAGGCTACTGGTAACTTTTCTAAATGGAATGAGGATATTAAAGTAATGATAGGTTCTCCTTCATTTTCAGGAGATTACATTACAGATTACCATGATAGAGCAATTAAAGAGAAGTGGCCTGGTACTATGGCATTATGGAAACCTACATGGGATTTGAATCCTAATATGGATAAGGCTTCACTTGAAAAAGAAAGATTAAAAGATCCAATGAGATTTGATAGAGATTATGGTGCTATGCCAGTTGCTGAAAGAGAAAACATGTTCAATCCTATGCTTCTAAAGAAAACAGAAGAAAGAAACAGACAAGTTAGAAATCTATTCTTTGGTCAACCTACTTGGGGTTCTAGAGATGGATTCACTCCTGGCCTTGATGTATCACTGTTAAAAGTACATCCTGATGCTATGGACTACTATATTGTTGTAGATCCTTCAATAAAGCATGATGCCTTCGGTCTTTCAGTAGGATATTTAAACACTAACAATGAAGCAAAGATAATAGGAAGTACTGTTTTTATTGCACCAAAAAATGAAGAAATTAATACAGAAGATATTAAAGCTATTTTCAAACCCATTCTCGAAGCATTACCAATCAAATACTATATCTACGATGTTTACCTCCACACAGAGCTCAGGGACATGGTTATCTTGTACGGAGCCGTGCCAATTCTCCACCAACTTAACCTTAATGACTGGATCTTTACCAGAAATGACCTCTACGATGGGAGACTTACAGTTCCATATTCCGACTATCTATACAAAGAGTTTCGACAGCTTCTCGTCATCCGAAATAAAAAAGCAGATCATCCTCCTTCAGGTTCTAAAGACCAAGCTGATACGGTTGCTCAGTTCGATTCGTTTATTCGAAGGCTGGAAGAGGAGGGAAGATTAATTAGCGATGCAGTGCCTAGTCATTTCGTAGGTCAATTTTAACATGGGTATTTTCGATATTTTCAAATCAAAGGACTCTTCGACTAAGATGGCTGCTAGTTCTAGGACAGATCCTATAGATTCTTCAATTCAATCAGTTGATCCTCTAATTTCAGTTCCTGCAAATATTCTTCAAGGAAGGATGCAGGATATTACAGACCTAAGAGCACAAAACCGTTATGCTTTATCTGATGCACTATACAATGCAGATGAAAGACTATACTCTGCTGTAGAACTTATGGCAATCATGATAGAGAAGAGTATTGGTGATATTTCTATTGCTGGTGTAAGACAAGATGATAAAACACTATCAAATGAGGAAATGAACGCTATTAAGGTTGCAAATGACTGGGCTAAAGATATTGCAGGTGTTGGTCTTAAGAAATTATTCTATCACTACACTATAGATCTCTGGAAGTATGGAGATGCAGTAGATGTAATTAAAATGAACAGTTCTGGTGTTGTAGACCTTGTTCCTTTACCAATGCAAGCAGTTACTGCTGTAGACAGAAGAAGTCAAATTAACAATGCTATATCATTCAATGATCCTATGATCATGAATCCAAAGTGGTATATTGTAGATGAACATCAGAGTGCTCCTTTAATTCAAGATAATATTTTCAAGAAGGAAAGAATCCTTCACATTTCATTTAATCCACGACGTAATCAAATGAGAGACAATATGACAAGATGGACAATGAATGTATGGTCAATGCCTCCTATAACTTCTCTTATAGGTATTCTAACATGGAAACAGAACTTAATTAGAAATGATATGGTGTGGAGACAAAGATCCATGCCGAGAGAACATCATAAATTAGATTTATCACAATATGACCTTAGCAAGTTCTCTGGTACGTTCCAACAAAAACAAGCTGCGTCTTTAGCTGCTGCACAAGCTGCAATAACAAAATATAACGCAAATATGCGACGTAGAGAAGCTGATCAAGGTTTTGTAACTGGACAAGGAGTTGATATACAATGGATTCAACCAGCAGTAAATTACACTGATCCAATGCCAATCATTGATCAGATTAACCAACTTCTCGGTGGCCCAACTGGTACTCCAAGTGCCCTTATGGGAGGAGAGAGTAAAGGTTTCACCTCGTTGGTTCAATCAACGTCATTCTTGGCATTACGTGCTGAAATTTATGCAGAGGTAATTCAAAGACCTCTTACTGAATTAATGAAGCGTCATGTTAAACTATCAAGACCTGGAATTAGATCTTCAGTTGTAGATAGATTATTTATTAAGAATAGATTAATCCTAGATAGAGATAGAACTGAACTAGCAAAGATGATTGCAGTATTAACTGCTTCTAAAGCGTTCACTATGGATGAAATCAGAGCCATATGGGGACTAGATCCAGCCACTGAAAAACAAGTAGAAGAAATCATTGAGTGGCTACAATCTACTGCTAGTCCTACTGGATTTGGTGCTACAAGTGGAGCTCAAGCATCTGATGATTTAGTAAAGAGAAAACAAAATACATCTCGTACAGCAGGACAAGAATCTCAAGGTAAAAGAAGTAATGATCTGATTCAAAAAGGACAGGATAGAGGAAGGAGACAAGCAGTATGACATGTGTTGAAGATGTTCTTAGGAAAAAGAAAGCTGCTGGTATTCCAATAAATGATCAGGCTATTGCCATAGCCTTAAGTGAATGTAAAGGAAAAGATTCAAAAAATTCAGAAAATGAGCTTTTCCATGCTATTCCGACAATTTATAAGATTCTAGAACTTGAATGATTCTAACTCTCCCCTAGTTTTATTATATAGCAGGTCTTTAGAGTAATTAGATTAAAATGGTAGCTACAGTATTCATACGTAGATGGACAGGAACAACTGCTTCTCCAGTAAAGACAGACATTACTTCAATCAATACTAGAGATAATGCATTTGATACTCATACAACTGCTGATACAACTAATCCAGTACAGAAACCAGTAACTGGCCTAAAATTTGGCTATTGGGTTTCAACAAGACTGGATGCTAATATGACACCAGCAGGAACTATTGATAATTTGAGATGGTTCACTGATGGATCAAATACATTCGGAACTGGTATCACATGTAAAGGTGAGTCTTCAACTTCCTACAAACAAGCAACAGGAACCCCAGGAGATACAGGAAATAAGCTTACAACTACTAACACACCTATAACTGCAACACCAACAGATGTGTTTGCATTTAACTCAGGTTCTCCAAACACAATATCAGGAACGATATCAAATCCTTCAACTGGTGATTTTGGTGACTTCATGTTATATCAAATAGAAGTTAGCACAAATGCTGGCCCTGGTGCATCTACACAAGAAACATTTACCTGGCGATTCGACGAAACCTAAATAAGTAACCTTTTACAACTAATACAATAGTTATGGTCAATACAATGAAAGCAATAGTAGTGGGTTCAGGCCCAAGTAAAGATTTTGAGAAAGTTAGACGATTTAACGGTATCAGAATTGCCTGTGATAAAGAATACCATAATTTAGTTAAAGAAGGTATTCAAATAGATTATTTAGTTACTTTAGAAGACGAAGAGTTCGCCAAATATTTTTTACCTCCTCATTTAAATCCTAAACCAACTGTTGTTATTACAGTTAAGACAGTAGAGGCTGTTCAAACATTACTAGGTAAAGAGGACTTTCCTATTAGAATTTTCAGTGATAAATTAATTTTCGTTGCTTCCAATGTTGGTATGGTAGCATGGATGTATGCTTGGATGAAATTAGGTTGTAAAGAAATCTATCTTACTGGTTTTGATCATCTATATCCAAAAGAAGGATATAGCTTATTACATCATCTATGGAGAGATATGTTCCATGAAGTATGGCAAGATTTCTGTCCAAAAGATGTAAACACAATAGTTGATGGCTATGAACATGAAGTACATATGAAACATCAGATTTCAAAGGATTCTCTTTCTATAGACCGTATAGATAGTAATTATCCAGGTTTTTCAGATATAAACTCTTATATGCGATATCGCAGAGATAGAAATGAGATATTCGTGAGAAAATTGAAGGAATGGCAAGTTGACTGATTTTACATTTACAGCAATATACAAAGATGGTGGTCAGGTAACATTATCTCCTACTCTAAGTTATGATAAATTAAAAAGAGAGAATCTTAGTGCTTTTAAAGTTTCAATAGGAAAATCTGAATTATTCTGTCTTCATTTAGAAGATGGACAAAAACTGATACATCGTTCTCGTACTGCTACAACTACTGGTGTTAGTAAAGACAAAAGCAAACATCCTCAAATTTACTTGATTGGTTGGAGACAGAAAATTGGAGGTAAAGATGTTCAAAGTATAACTTACATTTGTGATTGGCCTGGAAGGGGTTTCCAAATTCATCAAGCAGGTAGATTTGATGAGAAACATCCCTGGTTCTATCCTCCCACTTTAAAAATAGATGAAGTAGAAAAGGGCGAAAGATACTTTAATCCAGAATCAAAAACATGGCATACTAAATAGTCTTTATTACCGCAAGATTAAATATAACAAATGTCCAATTAAAGCATAGAAAATGGCTCGTTATAGTGTAACAGTTAACGCAACTTCGAATAGTACTATTAATACAGAAGATCTGTTTGTAGAACTGGCCTTATCAACTGTAGCTTATAAAATTAAACGTGTTAGGGTGAGATTAGGTGGTGGATCAGTATTAGCAATTGCTGGTGTAGATAATGATTTTGAAGTAAGCCTCAGAAGTTTACAAACATTAGGTTCTGGTGGTACTGCTGGAACAGAGGTAGCAAGACATGAAGCTGGTGATGCAGCAGATGTAGTAGCAGTTGTTAAGAATGGAACAACTAACTTTACTCTAGGTACAGCAAATTCAACTTATGATACAGTAGTTAAAAATGGTAGAGAAACATATGAATGGATAGCAATAGATGAAAATGATACTATTATAACTCATCCAACAACTGCAAGTGGTAACATCTTTGGTGTTGTTATTTCATCAGCAGTAGTATCTCAACTCTTTCAAGTAACTGTCGAGTGGGAAGAGTAGTCATATCATGAACGGAATACAATCCGAATTAATCAATACAATGAGAAATGGTTTTAAACAGAAATAAATACGACGCTGCATATTTTGGTGATATAGTTGAATCAAACGGTACAAGACACGTAGCTGGTTATTCAAATTATTTAGAACTAGAAACTAATTATATAACTAGAAGAAACATCAAAAAGTTCTTAGCTAGACATAATATTCCTAAAAATGCTAAAGTCTTAGAGCTTGGTGCAGGTGTAGGCTTTATGGGACTAGTAGCAACTGAGGAAGGTTATACAGATTGGACTTGTGTTGACTGGTCTAATTGGGCTAAGAGACATGAAGTGTTTCCTGTTGTAGAAGAAGCTGCCATAGTATATCTTCAAGCACAAGCTAATGGCTCTTTTGATTATATTGTTTCAAGAGCTGCAATAGAATGTATTCCACAAAATAAACTACAGGATCTTGCTACAGAAACTAAACGAGTAGATCCAAAACAAATACATTCAACTTTTCTAGCAGCAAATCTAACTTTCTATAATATCAAAACTCTTCCAGAGTGGGAGCAGGAGTTTCTTAATGATCCTGACATTATTATAGAGGATTATAGAGAAGATGGCTAATGTACAAGTAGATACTTCATCTAATCTAGAAGCTGGTTCTCGTGTTGTACTTAGAACTAGTGGTGACAGGGTTTATGTAATATCCACTTCTGGACTTTCCGTTCAAGTTCATACAGGTAATCAAGATGGAATACCTACTAGCTTTTCACAAGCAAGTTCTACTACTGAAAATGGTGCACAAGATGTTGGTGCAGCTGCATGTATAGATTCTAATGATAAGATTCACATAATTAACTATGTTATAGATACTGGACATGGTGCATCCGTAGAAATACGATATAGTAGATTTGATACAGCAATAGATGAATTTGATCTAGGTGATGAAGTAGTAGCAACACTTGATGATGGTGGCGGAGATGGAAGTTTTACAAAACTTCTAGGAATTGTAGTAGATGTAAATGATGACCCTCATGCAGTTTGGAATGATGAAATTACAAGTATGGGAACTGACCTAGAGACTATCTTCTATGGTAATAGAATTGGTGGCTCATGGGGTAGTAGAGTAGAAGTTGTGAGACAAACTTTTGGTACACAAACTAATGGAATAGATTTGATGATTGCTGACCCAGAATCTGGTGTTAATGCAGACAGACCTATTATTGTAGTTAGTGGTGCGGTAAATCAACAAATAGATGCTTTTCATGGTACAGCATTAAATGCTACTGCATTCACTTCGACTACTGATATTACTGGTTCAACTCTCGCATTAGATAGCATTCTTGGATCAATATCACTTGCAATAGATTCTAATGAAAAAATCACAGTTACTTTTATTGAAGCATCAACACTTGATTTAATGATAGTAGAACATTTTAACTCTAATGCTTGGAGTACTTGGGAAGTACCAGCAGATGTAGATACATCAAGAGATTATCAAAATCCAAGTATAGCAATAAATGGAAATAAAAGATACATCTTTGCAGAATCTACAGCAGACAATGACATTAGATTATGGAAGAATGAAAGTACGGTTAATGGTTATTATTTTGATGTATTTACAGAAGACCCTGATTCTTTTTGGCTTGATGATGCAAATGGCTATGATGGTGATCTAGCTACTGAAACTACAAATGAAAGTACTAGTGTTGGAAGTCTAAATGTAGAAGAAACCAGAGGTAAAACTACAAATGTACCAGCTTCTGGTGATAATATTGTTTCAGTAAAAGCTGGAGTGTATGGAGATGCTGGTTCAACAGGTGGTAGGGTGCACACTGAGATTCATACAAAAGATCAAGGTGAACTGTTAGGAACAGTTGTAATGACACATTTTAGTCCTGCTTGGACAACTTTTTTAACATTAACAACACCTGCTGGTGGCTGGACATATACTAAATTACAAGAATTAGAAGCTAGTACATACACAGATGCTGGTACAACTTCTCAGGTTCAACTTTATAAAGTTCAACTCCTAGTAACAACAGGTGTTCCTGATACTTGGATAGAAGAAACACAAGAAGAATTACCAAATGTAGGAACTTTTAATGATGTAAAGGTAAAGTGGGCTAATCACTATAATAAATCTAGAACTTATTATTGGGATGCTCATGATGGAATAGAAGATACTGGTTCTAATTGGGATAATGATGCAAATGGTTTTGATAATTCAACAAGTACGTTTGCTAATTGTACTGTAGCTGGACACGTACTTATGAAAGGAAAAGGAACTTCAGCTCCTGTCACATCTAGAGTAAAAAGTGCTAGAGTTAGATTTTTCGTAAAAGCTTCTGCTACTGGTATTGAGTTTAAAGTAAGGGTAGCTTCTGATGATGAAGTATTAACAACGTTTGGTATTGCTAACAAGCCAACACCTGGATGGACTAGTTGGGAACCTGTATCTATACCTACTGGTGGCTGGACAGACCAAATCTTAAAAGATTTACATCTTAATATAGACCCACTTGATGCAAATATAGATAATCGATTTTATAGTGCAGAAATAAAAGTTAGTTTAGAAAATTCAGATTTAGATTACGTCTTTGAAGATTCAGGTGGTGCAGTACAGTATAACACCTATGATACTGAACATATACAGAAAAAACTAACTGTAATTAGAAATACTAATCA